GGTCACGGTAGAAAGTACCAAAACAATAGTTACATTGAGCAATTGCCGGGCCATCTGTATTGATAACGGAGTTAAAGCGTTGAGCGACATTCCGTATGGCAAGGGCTACGCGATGTTCAACACAGTTCTTCAACAATTCGTGATGGATTTGAAGGCATTGCCAATGAACGTGATTTATGTCAGTCGCGAATTGCAGATTACTGATGAACAGACCGGGTCAACTGACTACCGGCCATCATTAAAGACTAAATACTACAACATCGTAAATGGCAACTGCGACCTGGTTATCCATACACAGAAATTTGGGAAGGATAACTATACTCGTACCATTACTGATCGTCGTACTAAGTACAAGGCAGAGAACATTAAGGATAGTCGAATTAAGAAGCTATTGGAATCTTGCGAAGACATGTTTGATTAATTAGGAGGAATAAATTATGGGACTTTTAGATGCATACAAGAGGGCTACGAACAACTGGAACGCTAAGGATGGTAAGTTGAATGAAAGTCAACTTATCCCTGAGGGCGACTATGAGGTAATGCTAGGTAAGGTTGACCACCCGGTTTACCAATCTGGTTGGGATTGCTTGCTGTTCGATATGCAAGTAATCGCTGGTAAATTTGCCAGTCGTCACGAACAATTGCGGATCAGCTTAGCCACTAAGACCAGCAAGGGTAAGCCAATGCCAGAATTTGTGGTATCCCGGAATATCCGGACAATCGCCAAGATCGGTGAAATGGTTGGTCTTGAAATGAAGCCGGACTACTTCCCAGACAACGAAACCGACGCTTACGAAAAATTGGTAGCTGCCTTTAAGCCATATGAGGGCAAGACCTTACACATGACGATCAAGGAAACTCCTAATAAGAAAGACCCTGATAATCCTTACCGGAACTACGAATTTAGTGCTGGCAAGAAGATCGAAAAGCCACAACCAGTTTTTGGCACCTCAGAAACCACCACAGAGGTCGATGATGATGATCTGCCGTTCTAGCTATGAAAAGTTTAGTTAATTATGCAATTCAATATGCTAAAAAAGGATTCAGCGTCATTCCTACCGTTGGTAAAAAACCGCTGGTAAAGTTTGCTGATCGTGAGCCATTAACGCCAGCTGAAATTGAAAAGTTTTGGACCAGTCATCCATATGCCAACATCGCTTTGAAGACCGATCAATTCTTCGTTGTTGATGTCGATCGACACGAAGACGGGGATGATGGCACGCTAAGCATTAAGAATCTTAGCCATCCGGAATGGTTTAACACATTGTGCCAACGGACGGCGCATGATGGTTACCAATTTTTCTTCGCTAAACCTAAGGAGAGAATTAGTCAGAATATTGGCTTCTTACCTGGTGTCGATATCAAGGCCCATCCAAACAACTATGTAGTGGTGGCACCAAGTATTATTGACGATAAGGCATATCAATGGCTCAACCGCAAGCCAATGATCCAACCGGCTGAAGAACTAATCCAGCTGATCGAAGAAAAAGGAAAACCGACAATCAGCAGCAAGAAGATCGAGGCTTTCCATCCTAAAGGTCATACCCAAACGTCTGCTTTATTTGAGCAAATCGTGCAGGGCTTGGGACCAACCGGTGGACGTAATGATGCCTTGGCTGCCTTTGCTGGAGGATTGCTATTTCGGAATGTTGACCCGGAATGTGTCCTGGAATTGGCCCGGATTGCTAATCAACGAACCAAGTACAGCCTATCGGATAATGAGGTTGTAACCACCGTCAATAGCATGATTAAAAAGGAAATCCGAAGGCGAGGTGAAGTAAGTGAGTGAAGATAAAGTTGTACCGTTTGATAAGGATAATGCCAGCAAGCTCAGCAAGATGGTTGACGAAGAGGACCCGTTCATTCGGACCGCTAAAGGGTCAATTAAACCAAAAAGCCTGTTTAATATTGAAGTGATTTTAGAGCGCGATCCCCAATTAGTTGGAATGTTCAAATTCAACGAGTTTACTGGTGAGATTGATGTAGCTCGTAGTAGTGACAAGCTTCTGATCAAAAAGGGAATGCTAAAAGATTCCTATGTTGATGAATTAGCTTCCTATATTGAGGCGTCCAAAGACTATGGCCAGGTACTATTTACCAACCAGCTGATCCGGAGTGCCTTGACGGTTGTTGCTAATCGCCATCGTTATAATCCAGTTCTTGAATACATGAACTCAGCTTATGAGCAATGGGACCACCAAAAACGGCTCGACACCTTCTTCAGCGATTATCTCGGCGTTGAACGCTCGGAAGTAACCCGGCTGATCACTAAACTGTTCTTCGTCGGTGCCGTTGCTAAAGCCTATGATCCAAAACGCAAGTTTGACTTTGTGCTGGACCTGGTCGGTGGCCAGGGCGCTGGGAAGACAACCATCCTCCAGAAAATAGCACCATACGGTTACTATACCGACCAATTCTCCAGCTTTGAAAATAAAGATGATTTTGCGGTAATGAGAAGATCATTAATTGTGAACGATGATGAAATGACCGCAACCGCCAATTCAACGTTTGAAGTATTGAAGAAGTTCGTTACCTTGCAAGAATTCGAGTACCGAAAACCGTATGGTCATCAAGCGGAACGATTTTCTAAAGGCTTCGTGTTGGCCCGGACGACCAACAACCTGTATTACTTAAAAGACAAGACTGGTGAGCGTCGTTATTTGCCATTGTTGGTTGACAAAGATCGACAGGTGGCTAATCCGGTTCGGGATTTAACTCCCGAATATGTCAAGCAAGTCTGGGGCGAAGCAACCCATCTTTTCAAAAACGATGATTATAGTTTTGACCTAACCAGTGAACAGCAAGAAAAGCTGGATAAGCATCGGCAAACGTTCATGTATACCGATGACCTAGAAGACTCAATCGCCGATGCTCTAGAAAACGACTGGGCTGATCGAGACTTCTTATCTAGTGAAACCATCGGACTGAAAGTTGTGCCTGGTGTCGATCTAGCAAAGAATCGCAAGCTATCAAACCAGATTGCCAACATTATGATTAACCGGTTCGGTTGGCGTAAAGGCATGCGTAAGCGAAATGGAAAAGTATCGCGTGGTTACTTAAAAAAGGTAACACATTGAAATAGTGTTACCTGATGTGTTACCACCCTGATTCCTACAGCCCCAAGGGATAGATAAAAAGGTAACACTATTACTAATATATATAACTTTTATATTTTATATATCTACCTGTATGTATTAAACAGAAAAGTTGAAAAATAGAAAATGTGTAACTTCTGGGTTAATTCCTTGGGAGAGTAAGGGGTAACACATGGTAACACTATTTTTTAGTGTTACCCCCTAATGAGTCAGTGCACTTAAAACACCGTACGGGTGGGATGCCCGCGCTGGTCAGATAATGAAGAGGTAAAAATAATGATTACAGTTTATTTGAATGATCATGGAGCCAACTATATTGAGCTCCAAACTCTAGTAATTAAAGATGACTGGGCTCATGGTGTGGATACAGATGGCAGAGATATCCACATCCCATTAACTTCGATCTTATATATTGAGGAAGATAGCGATGACTAGTGAACACAAAATTCAAAATGATATTCGAATAGCATTGTCACGACATCAGTGTACAGTATTCCGGGTTAATGTTGGCTCAGTTAAAACACCTGATGGAAGATTTTTCTCGGCTGGTGTACCAAGCGGTCACCCTGACCTGTACGGCTTTCGGTGGTCAGACCATCAGGCTTTTTATATCGAAGTCAAAAACGAGCGTGGACGTCCACGTGAGGATCAGATACGTTTCCACAACTTCCTGCAGAGCCACCATGTCATACACGGCATTGCACGCTCGCCAGAGGACGCGGTCAAGATCGTTAAAGAAGGACTGATCGGATATGGATTTAAGCAGTGAATAGGAGGTGATCTAATGGACAAGTTTTTGGATTACGACGACGTCGAGCCATTATCAGAGGCAGACGCCAAAGCGGAATGGGACGAATGGCAAAAGCAAGCCATCATGGACGACAAGGCACAGTAGAAGGATAAAAATCATGAGAGAAATTAAATTAAGAGCGTGGATAAAAGCAAAAAACAAAAATGGCGAATGTGTTAAGCCTATGACAATTAATTTTAAAGAATCAGCCTTTAGTTTGGATCGTTCTAACGATTTAGTAGGATTTGAACAGTTTACAGGCTTAAAAGACCGGAACGGCAAAGAAATCTATGAAGGAGATATTCTCAAAACAAGAGATTTTATATTTAACGGTGGAAAATTTATATTTTTG